CGTATTATACTTAGCGCAGTAGCTGAAGGTATGACCATTGAGCAAGCCTGCCTATCGGCTGGTAAATCCTATAAGACCTATGAGTACTATCGTCGCACAGACAAGATGTTTACCGACAAGGTTGATAGAACCCGCCTTGGACTAAAGGACAAATCCTTTGCTACCTCCGATGTCCACGACATCACATTCGCAGATTTCCGCCAACGCTTTCTCAACTCTAGGACCTTCCCTCATCAACAAAACCTAGTGGATATGATTGAGGGTGTTGAACCTACGTGGCTGCACCCTTCGATGAAATACGAACAGGGCCTAGCCAATAACCGTATCCTTATCAACATCCCGCCAAACCACGCTAAGTCCATCACAATCACGGTGGACTACGTAACCTGGCAGGTAGCTCGTAATCCTAACTTTAGAGTGCTCATAGTCTCCCAGACTCAGCAACTCGCAGCCGACTTTCTCTACGCCATCAAGCAGCGTTTGACTCACCCTATGTATGAGAACCTTCAAAATGCTTATGCTGCTGGCGTAGGGTTTAACTCCAAGTCTGCCTCGTGGCAGGCTACCCGTATTACCTTTGGCGATGAGCTTCGTGAATCTAGCGAAAAAGATCCTAACATCGAGGCCGTGGGAATCGGGGGTCAGATATACGGCAAACGTGCCGATATGATTATCGTAGACGATGCGGTAACTCTCAAGAACGCCAATGAGTTTGAACGCCAGATTAAGTGGCTGACACAGGACGTACGTTCTCGTCTTAACCCTACTGGTAAGTTAATTATCATTGGTACCCGCGTTGCTGCAGTTGACCTCTATAGAGAACTGCGTAACCCAGATAGATACCCTGGTGGTCTAGTACCTTGGAAGTACCTGGCTATGCCAGCTTTACTTGAAACAGATGAAGACCCTGACAAATGGGTTACCTTATGGCCTGCATCAGATGCCCCCTTTGATGGACAGCTAGAATCAGATTTGAACGAGGACGGACTATACCCACGTTGGAATGGTCGTAACCTCTATAACGAACGTCAAGCTATGGATGCATCCACTTGGGCATTGGTTTACCAACAACAAGATATCTCAGATGATGCCATCTTTGACCCAGCCTGTGTAAGAGGTTCTATTGATGGTATGCGCAAGGCAGGTCGCTTGGTCCCTGGTCATCCAGGTCACCCACGTGATGTCAACGGCTTTTCTTTTATTTGTGGTCTTGATCCCGCTATGGTTGGTGATACAGCCGCCATTTGTTACGCTATTGATAGGGTTACACATAAACGCTGGATTGTTGATGCTATTAAGATTACTAGGCCAACGCCTGCTGCAATCCGTCAGTTAATCTTTGACTGGACTAGCCTCTACTCACCTAGTGAGTGGATTGTAGAGAAGAACGCATTTCAATCTTTCTTAACTCAGGATGAAGGTATCCGTGCAAACTTGGCCTCTAGAGGAGTGCTACTGCGGGAACACCATACTGGCAATAACAAATGGGACTCAGGATTTGGCGTTGCATCAATGTCAACTTTGTTCGGCACCAAGCAACACGACGGAAAGCACCACCGCGACAACCTTATTCACTTACCTTCAGATCAAACTGAAAACATTAAGGCGCTCATTGAGCAATTAATTACTTGGTCCCCAACGACCAAGGGTAAGACCGATATGGTAATGGCTCTGTGGTTCTGTGAGATTAGAGCACGTGAGATGCTTAACCAAGGTATCCACGCAACACATCATATGAAAAACCCTTTCCTGTCTCGTTATGAACAGGGTAAGCGAATGGTCGTCAACATAGATGAACTACTCGCAGAAAAAGATCGTACATTTATCTAAGGAGAAATCTTGTTATCAACTAAAGAGGTTGCAGCGAAAGTAGCACGGCTACAAACACGCTACGCAGCACGTGACCAGAGAATGCGTGACGTGCTCTCTGTGCGTCAAGGTGATATCTCCAAGGTATACCCTGCAATGTTTTCTGAAGAATATCCAAAACCTTTAGTTGCAAACTTCGTAGATGTCGCAGCACGTGACTTAGCAGAGGTAATGTCTCCTCTACCATCGTTTAACTGCGCTGCTACCAATATGGTTTCAGACTCAGCACGTAAAGCTGCAGATACACGTACTCGTATCGCTAACTACTTTGTCTCTTCCTCTGACTTACAGATTCAAATGTACACAGGTGCTGACTGGTTTAACACCTACGGTATGCTTCCAGCGATTGTTGAGATGGACTATGAAACCAATAATCCGAGAATACGTCTGCTTAATCCTTTTGGTACTTATCCTGAAATTGATAGATTTGGTCGTACCCTCTCAATCTCGCAGATAATTGCAACAGATGCTGAATCACTTGCAATGCAGTACCCAGAGTTTTATGACCAGATTATGCCACGTAACGTCTATGCACCTGGCTCACCTTATGTATCTTTAGTTCGCTACCACGACAAAGATCAGGATTTAATCTTTATCCCAGAGCGCAAGAACTTAATTCTATCTAATACACCTAACCCAGTAGGCAAGTGCCTAGCAGGTGTAGCTATGCGTTCATCTATTGATGGCGAAGCTCGTGGACAGTTTGATGATGTTTTATCAGTTCAACTTGCTCGTGCTCGCTTCGCAGTATTGCAAATCCAAGCAGCAGAAAAATCTATCCAAGCACCTATTGCTATCCCACAAGATGTGCAAGAGTTGGCACTTGGTCCTGATGCAATTATGCGTTCTGCTAATCCACAAGGTATTCGTCGTGTTCCACTAGAACTTCCTAATGGTGTCTTCACCGAATCTGGTGTTCTAGAGCGTGAACTACGTACAGGTGCTCGTTATCCTGAGACTCGTTCAGGAAACATTGATGCATCTATCGTCACAGGTCGTGGCGTTCAAGCGTTACAAGCTGGCTTTGATACACAAATCAAAGCAGCGCAAGCACAGTTTGCTCGCTTGTTTATGGATCTTGTATCTATGTGTTTTGAAGTAGATGAAAAAATCTTTGGTAATATGACTAAAGAAATCAAGGGCGTTGACGACGGTACTCCATTTAATATGAAGTACATCCCATCACGACAAATTGCAGGTAACTATGGCGTAGATGTTCGTTACGGCATTATGTCTGGTATGGACCCTAACCGCGCCATCATTGCATTACTACAAATGCGTAGCGACAAGCTCGTATCTCGTGACTATGTACGTCGTGAGATTCCAATGGAGCTCAATGTTACGCAGGAGGAACAACGTGTTGACATTGAAGAGATGCGCGATTCTTTGCGTGTTGCTGTTGCTCAGTACGCTCAGGCGATACCAGCCCTTGCAGCGCAAGGCCAAGACCCTAGCCAAATCATTTCCCGTATTGCAGAAGTTATCCAAGGCCGCCAAAAGGGTCTTCAGTTAGAAACAGTTATTGAAAAAGCATTTGCACCTAAAGAACAACCAGCAGCTCCAGATATGGCAATGATGCCAGGAGCACCAGGAACTCCAGCAGCAGGTGCGGCCCCCGTACCTGCCTCGCAGCCAACTCCAGAACAAGGCGGAGCGGCCCCTGCTGCTGGTCCAGAACAACGTCCAGATATAGCAACCCTGCTAGCTTCTATAAGCGGCGCAGCATAACTGAGGGAGGTGTAAAATGAACAAAGGATCACGTGCAGCAGCACCAATGTCAAAGCCTGTAGAAGGTAAGATGGATGCAGCCAAGCCAGCAGGACCAGGCAAGGTAGTACCATCAATGATGCCAGCAGGTCGCAAAGGCTCAGCAGTAAAGAAGGGCTAAGTAAATTTTAATTAACGGAGGTACTGGGCGTGGATAATAATAATAAAGTTCCACGCTCAGTACACTTCGCAGATTTTTTAGTTATATTCGCAGGTTTATTACACAACATTTTTAGTGCAATCCAAGCTTTCACAGAAGAGTTAATGGAGATAGCTGTTTACAACGCTAACCGAAACTCAGAAGTAAGCAAAGTGTGGGAAAAATTTTCAAACGATTTAGAAAAGATAGAGGAGGATACCGATGGTAGATAGCCCATTACAAATAGGCGGTCCAGGAAAATTCTCCGTACGTGAAGATTTGCCACCGTCACAGAATTACGGTGACCGTAAGGCAATGGCTGAAGATATTGCAGGTGCTTCCACTTCTCCTAAGCCATCTGTAAAACCAACACCTATTGCAGAAGTCGCTGGTGCTGTAAAGCAAGACCCGCTAGTAGGGATGTTTGCACCAACTCAACGAAAAGACGAAGATATTATGACCATCGCTGGTCCACCAAAACCAGCCGAAGGTAAATTGTCAGATACCCTTGCAGCGTTACTTCCATATGATCAAACTGGAGAAATTACTGTTCTCTATCAGATGGCTTTATCTAGAGGTCAGTAGTGGGTTCAACTTCAAATAACATTAAAGCTATCTCTTCTCAAGCTGGTTTAACCGCAGCGCAACAAGAACAGATCAATGGCTACATCAAGGCTGTAGACTCGCACCAGAAGTTAACATCTCTTCCATCTGACGTTGCAAAACTAGAGTATTCAAAACTAACTCCAGAACAACAAAAGTCTTTGAAGGATAACTTTGGTAATGTTGAGCAAAAGCGTGGATGGCTAGGAACAGCACTTCACTACACAGTAGAGCCAGCATTTAATATCATTGCCGCTCCTGTTAAATTAGCCTTCAAGGGTGTTCAAGAACTTTCAGATTTAACTACACGTGCCTACCGAACAGCAGCAATTGCTGTTGACCAAAAGGTTGATATCGGTAAAGCGTGGACAACAGCCAATGATAAGGGCGATAAAGTCTTTAGTCCATCACGTATGGCAGAAGCAACACGCATCTTTGGTTCACAGTATATGTCTGTAGCACAAAAAGTTGCAGAGGGTATGACTCTAGACCAGATTGTTGCAACTGGAACTGAAGAAGAAAAGCAGATTGCTGCTAAAGCTTCACAAAAGAAAGACCCACTCTTTCAAGATGCATTAGACGCAGCTAACGCTGCTAAGTATTCTCCAGGTAGATTTATTGCCAACGCCATCCTTCCACAAAAGTGGGAAGGATCAGGTGCTGCATACAGGGCTATCTCTGGTCTTGGTGATGCAGCATTTCGTGTATTTCTAGACCCAACATTAGCACTTGGTAAAGCCAAAAAAGCATATGATGTTGGAAAGTACGCGCTAGATAACATTGTTGGCGATGCTGGAAATGTGCAAAAAGCATTTCAAGTTGGAAGCGTACAAAGATTTGACCAAGCTTATGTTGGAGCGTTGAAGAATTACTCAATTGCTCGCAAAGCGGTTAAAGAAGGTGGCGTAGACCCAAAGGATTTAGTGCAAGCAGGCATTGAACTCAAGCGTATTGCTCCTGAGTTTGGCGATGATGTCATTGAGGCTATGCTTAAAGAAGGCGTAGTTGAAGCTGGCACTATGAAGGGTTTTCTTGCTGGCAGTGAAGAAGCATTACGTACGCTCAAAGGTCAAGCAGGCCGTCAAGTTCAATTACTTCCACGTATGGACCTTGCACGTCAGACTCGTATTGCAGCAGTTACTACTGGCAATAAACTTTTACGCTTTGACCAAGCAGGCAAGCGTGTTAGTCGTGAAGTCTTTACAGACCAAACAACTATTGGTGGCATTGAAGCACAACTAGTTAGCAGAACAAAGTTTATTGATACACGCACAGGCGAAGCAGCAACTGTCAACACTCCAAAAGAGTTCTTAAAGCAGACTGAAAAGAATCTCATT